CTTGTTTGCGGACTTTAGTTCTCTGGTAGCACGGCGTTCAAGCTGACGGAACTCGGTCTTAAGAGAAGAAAGAAGTGCAGTAGCCTGTTGAAGTTTCGCGAAAACATCGTTGAATGCTGCTGATAGATCGGTGTTAACTGCGTCACTCTCGGCAACGGGAGCAGAAGACGCATCCTCCTCTACAGCGGCAGAGCTTACGGGGACATCAACAACAGAAACAACTGCCTTCTTGACTACGCGCGGGGTCTTAGTCTCGGATTTAGCAGCGGCAACACGGGGAGCCTTAGATTTAGTAGAACCAGCAGCCTCAACGGCAACCGGAACACTTACAGTGGCAGCAGATACAACAGCGGGGACAGTCTCGGATTTCTTTGATTTAGGGGGCATTATATACATTACTATAATAAATCTTTTTTAAGTGTTTTAACGCAATATATATTATATTGAGAATTGGTCCCGCTAAATATGCTAAAAGTTTATAAAAATGTATGAAATTAATTAATGTGAGCTACCGAATAATACAACCATGGCATACTTTGGGCGGCATTTTCATTGACTAACGTTAATGCCGATAAAACAAAAGAAGCTCCTAAAAATTGTGAGTCGCGATTTATTCCTTTATATATTAAATTTTCAATTAACCGAATCATTTTGAATTTTAATTCTTCATGCGATACATTATAATCATAAATATTGAATGTTGAGTGGGTTCCACTTGAACCGGTTCCACTAATTAAGAAAGGGTCGCCATTAGGACAAATTTCTAGTTTACTTGCGGAGGTTAATTCTGCTCTATAATTCCATATATCATATAATTCTCTGCAGAATTTAATAATTTGTATACTATTTAATGTTGTAAACCAATTCATATCAGTGTAATTTCCTAATTCATCTATTTTTTGACATAAAGCTAATAATTTGAGTTGAATTTGTTTACTAATTGGTAAATTAGACATAAGTTCAATTTCGCTTATTTGATTTATTGTAAGTTTAAATATTTTATTCAATCGATTAATTGAATTAATATCATTTATAATTTGTGAAACTGGTATTTTTTTTCTATTGTATGGATTTTTAAAATTATTATCTATATTAATTGCTTTTAAAATAGATGACATATCAAACCCATATATAACATTATCATCATCTTTGAAACTATAAAATTGGGTTTCATGAACTTCAGTTAAATTATCCATTGTTAAAAAATCAGTATCATTGACACATAAACATTTATTATTAACTGCTGGTCCGTGTAATTTAATTAATTTACGTCTTAAATATAATCTGAATATATTTTGAATTTTAATAATTGAATTTGTTGCATATAAAAATAAATAAATATTAATGGATAATTCTTGTTTTGTTCCAGATTTCGCAATCTTATAATGTTCGCATATTTTTTTAAGCATGTGGATTGTGTAGTTGAATTTTATGATATCATTATATTCATTTGTACGTGGAATTTTAAAATTCGTTTCATTGATTTTAATTTGTTTTTCAATTTTAGGACGCAATTTATGAATGTAATTAAATATGACATTTTTCTTTTGAATTTTCATATGGTTAGTGTCTTTAGGTTTAATAAAATTTATCATTATTGATATATACAAATATAATCTTTAATCACATTTGTATTATTAAATTATAAATATCTAAATTTAGACTTATATTAATAGTTATAATTAAATCTAAATGCGTGTTGTTAAAAAAAATATTAAAATAAATTATTAAAATATACATTTATATTATAATGAAGTATACAAAAAGAAGCACTAAACATAAAGGCGGTAAAACCCGCAAACAAATAGGAGATAAAATGGGAGGAACTATTAAACGCGTTAATCAGAAAGAATTTGATGCTCTAATAAAAAAAATGCTTGAATTATTGACATTATTGAGATTATATCATTGGAATACTTTCTCATATTCAACTCACAAAGCAACTGGAGATTTATATGACGGTTTATCAGACAAAGTAGACCAATATGTTGAAACTATGCTTGGTAAGAGCAATGGTAAATATCGTATTAATATGTCAAATTATAGTAAATTAACAATCAATGGTGTATCCAATAATGTTAATATGGGAAATACAATTAAAGCATTTATTAATGTATTGAATGTTTTCCATTCTCAACTACCTCAATCATTCTATAGCGATATTATCAATATTAAAGAGGAAATTGTTGCAGAACTAGATAAATATTTATACCTATTAACTTTAAAATAAATAAATAAACAACCCTGAAATATGAACTCAATCCATTTTTATACATTTTACATTCAATCCCCAAATAATTATAATCATTTGAATAACAACTATTTATGATTATAATTATTTTAAACTGTAATTGTCTTTGCTATATTTCTAGGAAAATCAACATTTTTATTTCTTCCTTTGCTTAAATAATAACTAATTAATTGTAAAGCAATAATAGATAATAAATTAGAATATGTTTCATTATGAGGAATTATTATAATATTTTCTCTCAATTCAGAAAGATTTGATATATCGCTTATAGTAAGAACATTTGCTTCACGAGAGATAATCTCATTATAAATGTTTGATAATTTTGAATGATGTTCGTTTTGATTATCAATAAAAATAATAGGAAATTTATTTTCTAAAATGCTAAATGGTCCGTGTTTTAAGCTGCTTGCTAATTGTCCTTCTGCCATTAAATAACACATTTCTTTTAATTTTAATGCTCCTTCAAATGAAAGTCCTTGATGTTGTGATATAACGAAACATTTATCTTTCTTTTCAAAAATATTTAATAAAGTATGATAACAAAACATAGAAATATCCATTTTATTAAGAAGTAATTCAATTTGAAGATGTAGATTTTTCAAATCACTTATATATTTTTTTCTTTTTTCCAAATTAATATTTTTATTTTGAGAAAACCATATAGCAATCAACGATAATACGATTATTTGGCTGGTAACTGCTTTTGTAGAGCATACAGATACTTCGCGACATGAATTCAAATAAACGCCGCATAGAGTTTCTCTCGCGATTAATGAATCAACTACATTAACGACACCTATCATTATTAAATTTTCTTCTTTTGCAATATTAATACATAGAGTTAATTCATATGTTTCGCCTGATTGTGATATTAAAATAACACCAGTTTTCCCTTTTTTTGGTATATCAAGTTTAGTAAATATTGACGCGTCTATTGTTTTAACTGTATTGAAATCACACAATTCTTTAAAATAATGTTCGCTTATTAATGCGGCGTTAAGGGATGAACCGCAAGCTAATAGAATTAAATTATCAATTTCCATTAATAAGGATGTATTTATCTCAAGACCTCCTAATTTAACTTCATAATCATTTTTAATGCGTCCTCCATTTCCGATTGCTCTTTGAAATGAATGAGGTTGTTCGTATATTTCTTTAAGGGTCCATGATTCATATGGTTCAGGTGTATTATTTTCAATTAGTTTTTCAATCGATTTTATTTTATATAAAATATTAGAATATGATTTATAATTACATTTATTATTTTTTGAATTTCTCTCAATCTCAATGATATCATCGTTATCAATACACATATAATTTGTTATTTCTTTATAAAAACCATACTTCTCAGATGATACCATAAAACTAGTTCCGTCGTCTGAATATCCAATAAGCAGGGGGCTTCCTTTTCTAACACAATAAATAATATTAGGGGTATCTCTGCAAATAATAGCAAGAGCGTATGTTCCTTTAAGTTGAGCTTTAGTATATTGAATTGCTTCTATAATAGTATTATGATTATTTAAATTATAAAAATATGAAATTAAATTAACTATAATTTCTGAATCTGTATCTGATTTAAATGTTAATCCTTTTTCAAGTAAAAAATAATATAATTCTTTATAATTTTCAATAATTCCATTATGAACTAGAGAGAAATTCCCCAAATAATCCGAATGAGGATGAGCGTTTGCGTCCGTTTTTCCTCCGGTTGTTCTCCATCTACAATGAGAAATGCCAACGTTTGTAGTTGGACCAAGATGTTGTTCTTTGACTCGTAGAACCTTTTTTTCAGCTGTCTCATTATCAGTTGAAGCAAATTTATGCGTTAGTATATTTCCAGACGAGTCCATTGTGCTTATTCCCACAGAATCGTAACCTCTATTTAATAAATTACATATTCCATTGTATATTGGGTCAAACGCATTTGAATTTCCAATAAATCCAGTTATTCCGCACATTAATAGTATTATAATATTATTAATTTGTTTTTAACTATATTTATAAATAAGTTTTATAAAGAAAACGATAACTGCTTTGGTTTAATCCAATTCCAATATTGTCATTCTTAATGAGTTTTTAAGTATATCATCATTTTTAATGTTATTATTATTTTTTTTATTAATGTTTTGGATACATTTTAATGATTTAATGTATATTTCAGAATCATAATTATTTTTTATAAAATCATAAAATGAGGTTAGAGTTCTAGGAGTTTTATTAAATTTCATTATAGCGAAATTATTCACATTACACCATTTTAAAAATTTCGTATAATCATTCATTAATATTGATGTTACGATATAATATGCAAATACATTCGCCTTTTCTTTATATAAATGTTTTCTAGCAGCTATACTTATTTTATCATTTTTAAATAAATTTTCATATTTTATACCCATATAATTGAGGATTTTATTCGCTTGATAGAGAGAAAATACTCTTTCAATTTGTAATAAAAAATCTGTATATGATAAAAATTCATTAATATTATCTTTATTATTTAAAATACTATAGGAACAAAATACCGCGTTTATTATTCTAGCCCATGTTTCACAATAACTTTCAAATAAATTAAATTTACTTTGAATTGGAAATAGACGAGAGATATTATTATTAAATTCAGATAAACGCATTGTTGAAAATTCAAACCCAAAATTATGTAATGTTTCATGTAAAAATACTTTAAACCATTCTTCTTTTCTATAAATAACAATTTCTGATATTTTACTACATACTATAGTAAATCCTGTATTAACCTCTTGTGGACTAAGTATAGTAAAATTATTAGATGGGACAGTTTTTTTGAAATCTGTTAAAAAAATAAATATATTTAAAAATTTACTACATTTATTTTCTCCATACAAGTTTAATATGTGTATCCACATTAACATATAGTTAATATAAATATCAAGTGTATTTGTTGGTAAATTTGAATTATCATGTGTATAAAAATAAAAATTAATGACGCGACCGTCTAGCACAGCATTATATTCAATTAATGTAGTTGTAGTTTCTTCAATATTTTTCTTTATATTTTCAGGGAAGAAATTACTATTATATATTGTTGGAAATTTAATTTGTTTGATTGCGTCAATGTTAATATTATGTTTAAAGATATTTTTTTTTATTGCTGCGGATTGTATATATTTCTCAGATTGTTTTATTAATTTAAATAATTGTTTTAAAAATGTAGTTTCAATTGAATTAGATTTTTGATTAATCTCTCTATTTAGCATACATTTATTAAAATCATTATAAATTAATTTTACATATTCTTGTGATTTGCTTGAGAATAGCATATATATTTAATTCATATATTAATTATTTTTATTAATACTTATTGATTAAATCAATATTTATTAATTATTATTTTTATTCAAGTTTTGATAACATATGGATTATATTTATATTTATGCTTTATTTAGTTCGTATCTTATTTCCATAAGGTCGTTTGATGTAGTTGCGGGTGTTCCCTGTAGATAATGTGTTAATTTTGCCTTTCTAGTTAATTGAAGTATTTTTTTCAATTCTTCATTTTGGTTAAATTTTGCTCTAAGAGCTTCCTTTAATGTAGTTTTATTTCTATTTACAAAAAAGTCGGCATCAATTACTATATTTTTTGGTCTTAATTGTTTTCCTTCAAATTTACCAGTTTTGCCTCCAGCTGCTTTAGCCATTGCCGGTGATTTTGATATTTCACTATCTGAATCTAGTGAGAATTGTAAATAATATTGAGGAGCTGAATTTTTAAATTTAGATCCTTGGTAGTAGTGCTCTACGGATAACCATTTATGGTCGTTTAATTCAAACGGAGACTCCCATAAATCATCTAATTTTCTTCTCCATTCGGGCATAGAAGATAGTGCGCTATATGCTTTAACTCCTTCGGGTCCAATTTTCTCTCCTGACCCCTTGCCTGGAAGAGGTTTTGGATTTGAGCGTATATAATATTGAAAAATTGTTTCATCATTCCAAACATCTTCTGACGGCATTTCAATCATTTCTGGAATTTCAGGAGGAATTTCAAGTTCTCCCTTCATTTGAAGGAAATCAGGAATAATATAATATGGACCTGCATTTTTCTCTAAACATTTATTAACAATTAAATTTTTTACATTATACGGTAACTCTTTGAATTTTAGAGCTCCTCTGCTCTTGTATGTGATTAATTTATAATGATTGCCTGTATAATTAAGCATAATATAAAATTTAGGTTCAAATACTCCTCTTGATTGTAATACAACATCATTTAATTGACCGCAATTCAATACATTTTCAACATCTCCAGAATTATATGCCTCTTCTGAAAGTAAAATTAGTTTAATATTTAATAATCTTTCAATTGTGGATACAGCCCAAGTATCTCCCCAAAATTCACACGTTTTAATAATATCAGAGAATTTATCTAACGTATCAACCCCTTTCATAAATTTAAATTCTGATAATAGATTTTCATTTATTTTCTTAGTTTGTTCTAATTCATTATATGTTTTTTTAACATTTTTAGCTCTCTCGATAATGGCGATTTGTTCTTTTTTCTCTTTTGCTGTATCCAATTGTTTTTTCAATTCTTTATTTTCATTTGCTAATTCGCGAATACGATGTTTTATACCATCTAGCTCATTTGTAAATCCTGTATATAATGTATAATATTGTGTAAAGGTGTCTTCGTCTACTTCTTCAGACAATTTATTTCTTAATTGTTCTACTGAAACTTTGAGACCTGTTCTTGCTAGACCATCTCTTACTGTAGCGAAAAAACAATCTCCTCCCCCTTCATTGTCAACTACGTCATAATAATTGCTACGCATAAATTTTTGTATCCATTCAGCGTGATCTTTTTCTATATAGTCTAATTGTTCTTTTTCACCATCTAATTTAGTTTGTTCTGATAATTCATTAAATGTTAATGTTTCTATATCTTCCTCATCGCTTTCTTCCTCTTCGCTTTTTTTTTCATCTTCATCTGTTTCCTCTTCGTCCATTTCCTCTTTATTCAATAAGCCTAAACTTTCATTTTTAATGATATCTATATTGACGAATGAATATAATAATGGGTCATATGTGTATTCTAGATTTATATCGCCGTCGGCATCTAAAATATCGGGTAAAGTATTTGACATAATTTCATAAATGCCAATTTGTGAAACAACTCTATTTTTTTTAAGAAGATAGATGGGATAATATTCAATGTTTTTATCAATATAAGTATATTTTGGTTTTCCAAGTGCAATTAAAACTTTATGACCCATTAAACCAATCTCATATAGCGTAGCATCATAATTTATATCATCTACATCAAGTTTTTTATTTTCTGTATATACAATACTGTCATCTAATTTAGATTTAACCATTTATAAAATAATTGTATATTTATTTTATAAGTAATATTAACATAATATATTTAATATGTATTTAATGAAATTAAACTATTAGATTATATATTGTCTTCAATAATTTGAAGGTGTAATATACCGAATAGTTTTTTCTTTTTACTAAATGATATCGCTTGTGTTTTTTCTTTATATAAATCTGTATAAAGAAAAAAATATTTTTATAATTTTTATTTTTTATAAATAATTAAACAATTATAGATCGTCGAGAATATCCATATGTTTAAAGATTGATTTTGTAGTAGCACTTGGATAATCTTTAACCTTCAGTTTGCTATATGTTTTTACATTATCAATAATCATTTCCCAATCATCTTCATCGTCAAGTTCTTCAGAACTGTTTGTAATCAAAATGAATATATTTTCTGAAAGTTCATCTAAAATTTCTTTGTTTCCTTCTTCTGATAATTTAAGAATAATATATTCTTGAACTTTATTAATAATTGAAATCATGTCTGATTTATCAATTACTCCTTCTTTCATAAGATTTACATAAAATGCGCTAAGAGCTCTTCTCTTATCGTTTGTTTTATTATTTTCACAAAATTTATCATAATCAGTATTAGGATTGTAATATTCAATTGTAGTAAATAATTCGGAGAATTTATCTAGATTTGTCTTAAAAATATCTGACATAAAAGTATATTTTGTCATGAGGGTCTTATATAGTTTTGCATATGTAGCCGAGTAGAACGCGTTTCCACTCGCAATATTAAAGACGGATTCTCCGATTTTATTAAGTTCTTCTATTGAAGCGTCCGTTATAGTGTTAATTTCTTGAATAATTTGTTCGCACATCTTGTCATAATTTTTCTCTGTAATCTTATTTAAATGTTTGCGAATATTGTCAATATTAGCATCAATTCCGTCTTTCTTTTTAATTTCGGTTGTTTGAAATGTACGAATTGAATCCCAATCATCATCTCGAACCTCTTGATTTTTATTTCTACGTTTATTATTATTATTATTATTATTATTAATTAATGCTGGTTGGTGAGTTTTTTTATTAAATTGAGGCGTTCTGATATAATCGGCTGCTCCAACTTGATTTGCAAGTGTGGTAATGATATCAATTGTTTCTTGAGGAAGTTGAAATTGAATTCCGTTGAATATAATATTTTCAAAATCGGCAATTGAATACCTTGTAGCCATTGTCATAGATGTTATAATTAATGGTTATATATATTTATATCAATTTTTATTTTAAATTTAATTTATATAATAATAAACTTAAACGATTATTTACATTATTATATTATAATGTCAGGCAATATTACTCTAAATACTAATAACAATTTAAATGATGATGATGAAAAAAATATTCATGCTGAACCTACAAAGGAAAAATATGAAATTGTAGATTATGAAACATGGGATGAGATTGAAGAATTGCAAGACAGAACAGATATTTTACGCGGTATTTATTCGTATGGTTTTGAAAAGCCGAGTCCTATTCAAAAAAGAGCAATTAAACCGCTCATGTTAGGACATGATATTATCGCACAAGCTCAATCTGGAACTGGTAAAACTGGTTGTTTTGCTATTGGAATATTATACAGAATTGATCCTAAAGTAAAGACCGTCCAAGCGATGATTTTAGCTCCTACCCGTGAATTGTCAAGACAAATTAATTCTGTTATTACCGGCATTTCATCTCAAATACCTGGATTAAAAACTCATTTACTTGTTGGTGGAACATCTACTGAAGTTGATAAGGAAAATTTATATCATGATGTTCCCCATATTGTAATTGGCTGTCCTGGTCGCGTTCATGATATGTTGAGACGTAAATGTATTGATTCTCGTACTATTAAATTAATTGTTCTAGATGAAGCGGATGAAATGTTATCACAGGGGTTTAAGGAACAAGTATATAATATTTTTCAATTTTTGCCATCTGAAGTTCAAGTCGGGCTTTTCAGTGCGACGATGCCAACTGAATTGCATGGATTAACTGAAAAATTTATGAGGGACCCTATTAAAATTTTAGTTAAAAGTGAAATGTTATCTCTAGAAGGAATCGCGCAATATTATGTTGCGTTAGAGGATGATTCTAATAAATATTGTACGTTGAAAGATTTGTATGGTAAGATATCTATGTCTCAATGCATTATTTATTGTAATAGTGTGAAAAAAGTTGCTGATTTACACGAAGCCATGGTAGCAGACGGGTATCCTGCTTGTTGCATTCATAGTAATATGGATAAAGATGAAAGAGTTGAAAGTTATAATAATTTTAAGACCGGTAAAAACCGTGTTTTGATTTCTTCAAATGTAACTGCTAGAGGCATTGACATTCAACAAGTAAGTACTGTTATTAATTTTGATATTCCTCGCGATATATATACATACTTACACCGAATCGGAAGAAGTGGAAGATGGGGACGTAAAGGAGTTGGAATTAATTTTGTAACAAAGAGAGATTTTAGAAAAATAAAAGAGATTGAGTCTTATTATCATACCATTATCAAAGAATTACCCGAAGTTTTTTAATTCGTTTAGTTATATGGTATATGGAATAAAATAAATTTTGATTAAATGGTTAACAATATAGCGTTTGATAATATTAATATAAATATTCTATTTTTATAATGACAAATATAGAATATTTAAACACACCTCCTTCTAAATATTTTAAATTTCCAATTGAATATGTAGAACATAAATTAACAAGTGATACAATGAAAGAAGATTTAGAGTTGATAAGTTTTAAAAATAAAGAAGATATATCAAATAATTCTTTATACAAATATGTTTTAAATCCTACAAATATATTTTCAAACGCAACCGCAAATATATGGTCTAATTATTATACTACTAATTTAGATTTTTTAAAAGATACTCAAAAAATAATTAAACATTTTAAACAAGTTGATTATGAGTACGAAGAAGCGAAGTTTGAGACGATATATGATATATATAATAATATAACAAATGATAATAATTTTCTTGAAAAGTATCAATATATAGACATATCCTATTTTAAACAATTTAATAATAATTCTCATGTTCTCCAAACACTTAGCTTACTTAATTTAACGTCTCCATTACTTTCTATTCTTATACCTTTGATATTATTAATATTGCCATTATTTATTTTTAAATTATACGGACTTAATTTGAATATAAATACATATTTACATTTATTAAAGCAAGTATTTAGTAGACATCCATTAGGAAATGTGTTTATGAATTTTTCATCTGTTTCAATTGATAAAAAAATATATTTAGCCTTTTCTCTCGCATTTTATTTGTTTCAAATGGTTCAAAACGCAAAATCATGTTATAAATTTTACAATAATTTAAAATTAATGCATCATTATTTAAAAGAAATAAATACCTATATTGATTATACAATAAATTCATTTGAAAATTTTGAAAAGCAAGTAATAAATTATAAAAATTACGAATTATTTATCTCACAAATGAATGAGAAAAAAAATATTTTAATTAAATATAAAACAAAATTAGAAAATGTTACAAGTTACAAGTTTGGAATGACAAAAGTGTTAAGAATGGGAGAAGCAATGAAAAATTTTTATGCTTTGTATGACAATGAAGAACTAAAACAATCTCTTCAATATTCATTTGGTTTTAATGGATATATTCATAATTTATCAGCATTGAATAAAAAACTTATTTCAAAAGAAATAGCATTATGTAAATATAATAAATTAAAAACTAAATTTAAAAAATCTTATTATCCCATCATTAATAATAATCCTGTTAAAAATTCATATGATTTAAATAAAAAATTATTAATAACTGGTCCAAACGCATCAGGTAAAACAACGATACTTAAAACAACTCTATTAAATATTCTTTTCTCTCAACAGATTGGAATGGGGTTCTACTCAAAAGCATATATAAAACCATACACATATTTACATTGTTATCTTAATATACCCGATACATCTTGCCGAGATAGTTTATTTCAAGCAGAGGCACGAAGATGTAAAAATATTATAACTGAATTAGAATCTTCATTAAAAGTTGAGAACCACTTTTGTATATTTGATGAATTATATAGCGGTACTAATCCATACGAGGCAATTAGTTCTTCTGTATCATTATTAAGATATATAACGAAACATCAGAATTTGGATTTTGTATTGACCACACACTTTTTAGATGTATGTAAAATACTAGACAATGATGAAAAATTTATGAATTGTTGTATGAATATTATTGAAAAGGATGATGATTTTGAATATACTTATAAATTAATAAATGGAATTTCACAAGTAAAAGGAGGAGTAAAAGTATTAAAGGATTTAGAATATCCTATAGAAATAATTAATAACACAAAATTGCTTCTGAACTCGTTAAAAATATAAGTTTTATAAATGAATTAAATTGTTAAATTATAAATAAATAAAATTCGTTTATTTATATTTAAAAATATATACCAAGTGTATAATATGGTATTATTCGGAGGAGATAAATTGTGTTTTGTTATTGGGCTAGGTATCACATTATTATTATGCGGATTGATTATGTTTTATGTAAAACAAAGATTTTCTGTTTATGATAGAGCTATAACAGAACAAAGTCAAATGCTTAAACATTTAGTAAGTAGCATTCAGACAGATACGTCATTTTTACGTTCCGCGCAAGGGGCTGTTAATGCTGCTAAAAACGCACGTGAAATGTTTGAGACAACTCTTGGCGGAGACCAATGTGTTGGAGATGAATGTGATGTAGTAGAAGATAACGTCCATAGAATTGTTGTATCAGACGACGAGGATAATAGTGGTTCTGTATCTGATAGTGATAGTGAGAGTGATAGTGAAAGTGAAAGTGAGAGTGAAAATGATGTTGAAGGTGAAGAAAACGTAGAACAAGCTGTTTCTCTAGATGATAATAAATTAAATATTAGACAAATCAATGTAAATGACATTAAAGTAGTGAAATTAGATGATTTAACAATTAATGAAAATATTCAATCATTAACAAGTGACGAGATTGAGTCAGTGTCCGAACATTTTAAATTTGACGTCGATGAAACAAATGATATGTCTAGCAATTTAGTAGATAGCATTTTATCATATCATAATGGAGATGATATAGATACAGATGATTCATTATCCAATTTAGACCCGTCGTTTTCAAAAAATAAATATTTAGATTTAAGTAAATCACAATTACAAGATTTATGTAAAGAGAAGAACTTTTCCGTAAAAGGGAGTAAAAAGGATTTAATTGATAGATTAATTGAATAAATATAATATATATATTATTTATATATGTCTTGGGGAACGTGTTATGCCGGATCAAATAATATTCATTTTGACTTTCCACCAATAATGATGGATGGTAGAAATTTTGCAGATTGGCAACCAGGAGCAGTAATTAATGAAAAATTTAGAGAAGAAGCTCATATAAAAACAAATGCAGATTATAGGAAATATTTAATTAATAATGCTGATAAAATTGTAAAATATAATCAGATACAAGCATGCGACCAATGTTGTAGTTGTCCGGCTGTTTATAACAGCGGACCACATAATCCATCAAATGGACCATATTTATATAAATCATGCGGTGATTCAACAATGCCGTTTGGATACGAAACAAGTGATTTAAAAAACCAATATCTCTCTAGGCAGGAATTAGAGACTAGAATGAATATGCCATTATTGACGCAAGAACAAATGGTTAAAATGGGTTACCCTAATCCGAATTAATACTCGTAACTATTTAATTTTATATTTATTTCAAGTCATAATTTTGTAAATATTTGAAATAAATAATTAAACAGATAACCATTATGTATAAATATAGTATGAATATTCTTAGTTTTGATGTGGGAATTAAAAATTTATCATTTTGTATAATTGAATACAAAGATAATAATTTTACAATTAAACAATGGGAGGTAATTGATTTATGTAAAGAAGGAGATAAATGTACTGAGATTAAAGATGGTAAAAAATGTATAAAAAACGCAAAATTTTATAAAAATAATGATTATTATTGCCAAACACATTGTAAAAAAAAAATGTATGAAATTCCTCCTGACAATTTAAGAGAGAAAATACTAAAAAAAATGAAGTTAGATGAATTGGTAAATATTTCTAATCAATGTAATATTGAAATTAATAAACCATATACTAAAAATAAACTTTTAGAACAAATAATTGAATATAATCGAGACAAATATTTTGAATTAGTTAATGAAGTAAAAGCAAGCGAACATAATTTAGTTGAATTGGGAATTAATTTAAAAATTAAATTAGATAATTTATTGAATTTCTCTCAGATAGATTTAGTTTTAATTGAAAATCAAATCAGTCCAATTGCGAATCGCATGAAAACAATACAAGGTATGATAGCACAATATCTTATTATGAAAGGAGTTCACAATATTATATTTTATTCAGCAATAAATAAATTGAAAACATTTATAGGATCACATAAAACGTCTTATTCTGAGAGAAAACAATTGAGTATTTCATATACTACTCAGATATTAACAAAAACAATTATTTTAAATGAATGGATCGGATTTTTTTCAAGTCATAAAAAACGTGATGATTTAGCAGATTCCTTTTTACAAGGTTTATCATATTTGGTTCAAAAATATAATTTGGAAGTGAGTATATAATTTTAGGTTTATTTTTTTATATTTAAAAATAAATATTTTATAATTCGTATTACTTAAAATTATAAGTTCTTAATCTATCATAATAATAATGTTTGAACCTGAAATTATTGAAATTGGAAGCGGATTTAAAGAGTCTGTTATTACATTAGGAAATAGTTCAAATAAATCCGGAAACGTAAATTTTGGCGGAGGCATTGAGCTTTTAATGAATGAAAAAAGAAAGGAAGGACCTTCAAAAAATCCATCAACCGACATTGATTTAGGTGATATAAATGAATTAGAAAATGAACTAAATGAGCTTAGTGCCCCAGAAAAATCATATAGCAGTGGTCTTTCAAAATCCAATTTATTTAAAAATATGCTTTCTGGAAATGCCCCTATGAAATTAAATTCAACATTTGACGAACACGACGACGAAGTAAATTCAATTATTGATACTTCTCCTGGACCATCAATAAAAATAGGACAAGAAACAGCAAAAGATAATACTAGTCAAAATAAAACATGGGATGGTTTTCAAAAATTCAATGATATTCCTGTAGATCCTACGAAATCAATTCCTCTGCATCCAGTATTGAATAAGGAAGACCTATTAAGAGAGAAATTTAAATTTTTAAGAAAATTAGAAGAATTAGAAAGCAAGGGGGTTAAATTATCAAAAAAATACACAATGGAAAGTAATTTACAAGAAATGCAAGGCGAATACGAGACAATTGTATCTGAAAAAGAAAAGCAAAATAGTGTAAAATTCCAAGGTAAAATGTTAATGGCTTGTATTACCGGATTAGAATTTTTGAATAATAAATTTGATCCATTTGATATTAAGTTAGATGGTTGGAGCGAACAATGTAATGAAAATGTTAGTGATTATGATGAAATATTTAGCGAGTTACACGATAAATATAAAACAAAATCAAAGATGGCACCTGAACTTAAATTGATGTTTCAACTTGCCGGTTCAGCAGTAATGGTCCATATGACAAATACTATGTTTAAATCTGCTATGCCAGGAATGGATGATATTATGAGACAAAATCCAGATTTAATGAATCAATTTACACAGGCAGCAGTTAATTCAATGAGTAATAATAGTCCTGGATTTGGAGGATTTGTAAATAGTTTTATGGGAAGCGGCGGCGGCGGCGGCGGTGGTGGTGGAGGAGGCGGAGGAGGTGGAAATCAAAACTTACCTCGCAATAATCAACCTCCTCCCCCTCCAGTATCAACACAGAACATATATAGACCAGGTAGCTCATCTGGTCCATCAAATAGACCTGATATAACTAGTGCTCGTGGAGACGGAATTGACATTCATGATACATATGGTAAAGCCGGAGGCGCAGATAGAAGTTCAAAAAGACCGGAAATGAAGGGACCTCGTGATTTAAATGATATCATTTCAAATATGAAAACTAAATCTATAACAATTCAGGATCCGAAGGATGATGAAAATAATAGCACAATGAGTGTAAAGGATTTAGACGAAATGAATAAATTTAAAGCGCCAAAATCAAAACGCAGACCTAGAAGTGAAAAAAATACAGTAAGTCTAGACATTTAAAAACGATATGATTTAATGTAATTTTATATCAATCTATCATATTATTAAATACTAATTTGGTTTAATTTAGTATTTAAAACAATAAAATATATAATATATGAGTGATAATAAAGTCAAAGTATGTTCTAAATATGATATATTATTAGAAAAGGATAAATTAAATAATAATTTTACAATTTCATTTACGATTAAAAATGATGCGATTTCATTGATAAATATTATTGATTATTCATTTTTTAAAATTATTTCAGATTTAAATAAAGATATTTTGGAAGTTGTTATGGATGAACCAATTTATGATAAAATTAAAATGTTTTTTTTATTTAAACCAATTGCTGAAGATTTTGGAATAATGAATAAAAGCATGTTAATAGAAACAGAAAAATGTATCCGTGATAGTCATGTAATTTTTAAAAGTAAAGATTTATTACACGATGTAGATATGTTTAACGAATACGATAGGATTGATTGTAATTTATCTGAACTTGATATTAATATTATAAATAATAATTTACTTCATGTAATATACACGTTCAATATTGACATTCATGAAGACTTACCAATTTATATGGAAAATTTAATAGGTTTAATTATGAAAAAAATATTTTTGAAATTAAAATTATTTATAGAGAATATTAAATAATTTATAATAGTAATGTTAATTAATTTTATCGAATTATTTTATAATATATGGTTTGTTTTAAAAACCTTTTTAATAATCGGTTATGAACGATTACAATATTATTATACAAATGATTATAATGGGTTCATAATTAATCTAACTAAAAAATTATCAAATGAAAATATTGTTTATGGTAAGATAATACAAGCTATATCAACAAATAATAATTTAATTAATCTAGAATTATCAGATTATTTATTGAATTTTACCGATAACGTTAAATTTAATCAAAAAGATATTGATGTTGATACAATTCATTCATTGAAATTGTTTAATAAGGCGAATGGATATAAAATGAGTAATATTGATTATGAACGCCCAATTAATTCAGGTCTTATTGCTCTTGTTTATTTAGTTAAATTGAATGATACGGAAGTTGTAATAAAAATAAAAAGAAAAAATATTTCAAATAATTTACATGACGGATTAAAAAAGGTTGATTTTCTAATAAATCTGATTCGTTACATTAAACCGTTTAAGAAATTTAATATAGATAAAATTTTTAATGAAAATAAGAAATTGTTATTGGAACAATTAGATTTTTCTAACGAAGTTAAAAATATAAAATTATTCAATAATAAATTTAAAAATGTAAATCATATTGTCATACCAAAGGTTTACGACGAATTCACAAATGAAAATGACAATTTGATTATAATGGAATATATAAAAGGGAGATCTATTAATAATTTAAAAGATGAAGAAAAAGAAATTTATGGGTTATTATTTTCTAAATTTGCAATGAAATGTATTCTATTTGACGGTATATATCATGCTGATATGCATCCAGGAAATATTATATTTATAAATGAGAATAATACTTATAAATTGGGTATTATTGATTTCGGTTTGATTGGTATATTGACAAGAACAGAACAGAATATATTTTATACATTTTTATCACAACTATTATTAAAAAATTACGATAAATGTGCCTATATAATGGTTAATAATATGATAGAACTATACGATGAGAAAAGTAAATGCAAAATAGACTCTTCAAATGAGCCAGAGTTAATGTATGAAATAAAGCAAATACTTCAAAATTTAATTGAATTAAATAAAACAATTGCGATTGATGATATTATAAAATTAAATAAATCATTGAATAAATACAACGTTCAATTGTCTTCATTTTTTTGTAACGTCCAATTATCTATAATTATATCTGAAAGCATTAATAAATCATTATTCATTAATAGAACTTTTATAGAATACATTCATCATGGAGCAAAAACATATTTGGAAGAATTATCATAAAACAAATAATTTTAAATATATTACATCATTATAATATATTTAATAAAATTGAAATATAATAAATAAATTAAACGCAATATAATTAAGTATTACAGAACAAGATGGCAAACTTTATATTTATCGATGGCAGTTATTTCATATTTTATAGATATTACGCTTTATTACAATGGTGGAATATTTCAAAGCAAGAACCAGTTATAGAAGAAACTCCTCCATCTGAAAATGAAAGATTTGTTGAATTATTTAAAACTACATTTGTCAAAAAAATAAAAGAAATTTCAAAAAAATTAAAAGTAGATAATCCGATATATATAGTAGGAAAAGATTGTCCTAGAGAGAAAATATGGAGACATTCTTTATTTGATAATTATAAAGGCGAACGGAAAAAAGACAATAATATTGGGTTCTTTTTCAAATTAACATATGAAGAAGAATTATTTGAAAAATCAGGAATAGAGACTATTTTATCTTATCCTGAATTGGAAGCGGATGACTGTATAGCTTTAACTGTAAAACATATACATTCATATTACAATGAAAATACTATTTACATAATTGCAAATGATATGGATTATATTCAATTATGCAATGATAAGATTTATTTATATAATTTAAAATATAAAAAAGTATCAGAAATAATATCGTCCCAAGAAGACGCGGATAAGCATTTATTCTGTAAATTATTAACAGGAGATAAGAGTGATAACATTCCTTCTATTTTTCCAAAATGCGGAATTAAAACAGCTATTAAATGTTATGAATATAAAGATTATTTTGAAAATAAACTTTATAATAACAAAGGGTCAAGAGAATTATATGAGAGAAATAGAAAAATAATAGATTTTAATGAAATACCTAATAATTTGAGAAATGGATTTTTAAAAAATATAATTAAATTCAATATTGATTGATATACGATTAATTTTTAATATTAATAATTTATTTTTTTATAATAATTAGTGTATTAGAAGTATATTTATTTATATATTTATTATATATAAATGAATAATTTGAGGGATCTAACACGGACATTATCCGGGGTAGAATTATTAGATGAAAAAGAGCTGGATGTAACATGGAATTATTTTAATCTTTTAGCAAATAGCAGAGAGACATTATTATTCACATTAACAAAATTATCATTGATACCTATGATTGATTATTTGGCGCCAATTTCAAAAAATAGTAATACAAAGGTATATGAGGAACTTGAATTAACGAGCGTACAAGCATTGAAAATTCAAAGCTTAAATATTGATTTATTAAATATTCAGAGAGTAATACAATTATATTGCTCTCAGATGTATTCATTATCTTCTTTTTCAAGTAAACTTATTAGTGATTTGATTGATGCTATACCAGAAGAAACAAACGCCCAATATATTGAAAATTTTATGAATACATTAGAAGCGTTTAAAATGTCAGAAATTCAGAAAGGAGGAAATAATATTCATTTATTTCAAAATTTATTTAAATTGCTATTTTTATTTTTATTAGTTATTCCTGGAAGTCAATCCAATCAATTAAATAATACTCTAGAATTAGTAACAAGTAAAAACAACATTTATAATCCTTATAATATGGCAATAATATCAGAAAAGAAAGAGAATGAATTTTTAGAAGCATTGGAAGAGATGGATTATAAACAAAAATCAATTGATATTACAAGATCAATCACTGTATATGATAAAAATGTAAAAGACAAGTATGATTCTTTAATTGGTACTTTAATGACTTATATAACGCAAATTGAACCAAGTGGTAAACAAATTGTTTTAAATATGATTGATACAATTAATAGTGATTTAAGAGGGTTTTCAGGTGATGTGGAAAAAAATTGTTTACAATTAATGAAACAATCATATGATAAAGGCATTTTTGCAACTTGGAAGACCTTAGATGATATTGAAACAACTAGAGCAAAAATAGAAGAGGCCGAAAAAATGATTGAAGAGCAAAACTCACAATCTATCTCAAAAATCGGATCTACAACTGTGGCCGCTGCTGTTTCGGTAGCAACAGGTGATGTATTCTCAGCCGCAGCATATTTAGGACAAGCGGGAGAATCATTATGGGATTTATTATCGTCTACAAAGAAAAAACAAGCTGAAATGCAAAGTATAACAAAAAACGATTTACAGCAATCTCAATCATTAAGTGCAGAAGATAAAAGAATTTATGATAATAAATTATATACATATTCTAAATTATATTGTTCGTTTGGTTATAATTTACAATTAAGTTTTGATGAAGATAAAAATACTATTAATGTTTTCGGAGATAAAATAGATTATAATTGGATTGTAAATTTGATTAATGTTTTGGAAGAAAATTTAAAGGTTGAAATTACAACATTAACAGTTGATGCTTCAAAAGATAAAAGCAAAATAATAGAATTGAATTTACTTATAAGTACTTTACAACGTCTTGATATTTTAAAAGCAATTACAAATAAATTATCTGATATTATTAATTTTTCTTTTAAATCTCACATTATGAAAGCACAAATACACCCGTCAAAAAACACGGTAAATGAAGTAAAAAATTATTTTGACGACCAGTTAAACGATTTAAATATTTTACTTATGAAATTAAATGAATTTTTTCCAAAACAAAGAGAGAATATAGAAGAAGAAAGACAAATAATTGAAGCCGAAATTGAACTAAAAACACTAAAACAAAATGTAATAGATATTAAATCAAATGCTGATAGTATTATACAACAAAGAGCAGCTGAGAGATATGCTGCAGATATGGCGAGCAATTGGATTTCGACGGAATCCTATGTTAAAAGTTGGGTTAGTATTAGTGAAAATTCAATCAAATTAGCAGGATCAACATTAGGAACCACATTAGGAGGAATAACAAGGGAACTGACGAGCGCAATTGGCGAAATACCAAAAGGATTTATTAGTTCAAGTCTTGGCTTATTAAATGATGTATTATTTGATTTAGTTACAAATGTTAGCGGTTGGTTAGTTATAAGCGTCCCAGCATTTATGGCATTGCTTTATTTTGGACAGATATTGAACTTTGTAAAAACATTTACATGGGGAGGTAGAAAAATTATTGTTATTGTATTGGGAGGAATTGTATCTATATATACAGTTCTTAAAACTCCATTTGGATATAGATTTAGAAGAGAAAGAGTATTAATTCAAACACCTCAAGCTATTGAAGAACAACAACAAATTAATTACGTTGAGCCAGTTGAAATTCAACGGACTATGTACCAATTACAAGCTCCTATTTTTAAACCAAAAGAAACCAGACCAAAAAGAGCTCCTGTAGATACTGATGATATGACAGCATTTTTTGGGTCTATGTCATTAAACGGTGGAAATCGAATAACAAAACGAAATCATAAACGAATTAAACGAGGATTGAAACAACGAATTAAAAGGAGAACAAAGCGTCGTCTTGTTAAGAAACATAATAATAAAAGTAAAAAGGGGATTAAACGACGTAAAATAACTAAACGAAAAAATAAAAATAAAAAATAAAAATAAATTAATTAATTATATAATCCAATATTTTAAATAATATATCGTATCAACAATATATTATTATGTGGCAATTTATACTGTATTTGGTATTTTATTTATTTTTAGATTTATTTTTTCTTGTTTTAAAACGATTTGTGTTTTTGTTGGATTTATACTTACCGCCTCGTCTAAAGGTATTTCCACGCAGAGGGCGGTTATATAACCGTTGATTGTATGTAGGTCTATTATACGAATATGAAGATCTATTATAGGGTCCGCGAATGGATGGTCCGTATATAGGTCTATTTGTTTGTCCGCTAATAGTTGGAATATTTATATTAAATCCTAATTCTTTCAAATCCATTGCAATATTTCGTCGTTTTAAATCACAAGTCATTGAATTTCTCTCTGTATTATTTCCGGATGATCTATTGTCTAATAAATATAATTCTATATTTATTTTATAATTAGGAACACTTTTTCCATTAACTGGTATTTTACTATATTCTCCATTCCAAGTATATGAATGTATATAAAATATTCTATTATTATAGGTTAATTTATTTTCATTATCAAAATAAATTGATAATATAAGGTCAATATTATGTTTAATATATCCTTTTCTCTCTGCCTCTTCTATTGTAAGAGGTTTAATATTTGTTTTTGTTTTTATATATTGTATTACAGTATTTAGATTTTGATGATTACTAAAAACATTTATAAAATCACTTGGTCTATACGTATTTTTTTTTACACCAACATTTGATTTAATTAACTCATTCATTTTAATTGGAACCGTTGGAATAAATAAAATTCTATTTTCAAGTGAATTTCTATACACCATTTTAGGGTTAAATGTATCTATTTTAAAACTAATACCTCCTGATACATTTATAGAAATTATTAACTCACTTATAAATGATGGTTTTGATATTTCCATATACTATATAAATATATTAGTTATTTTATTTACCTCCTTTATAGTGTAGTATATGTTGCCACATCAGATAATGATGAAGACGATGATAAATATGATAACATTTCTAATTGATTTGTTTTCTTTTTTTGTAATTTAGCTTTTCTTAATGTTTCCTCGGCTTGTTTAATTTCCTCATCACTAATAATTCCGTCGTTATTTGAATCGATTAAATATTGTAAATTTTTAAATTTTTCAGGTAATACACAAAATTGACTATTTTCATTAAAAAGATAATCAGCTAAAATAATAAATGACGCAGTCATAACAATTGATACAAATAAATCTCTCGTTGCCATCCAAATAATTGCAAAAATTAAAAATTCTCGGGCTACTTTACTTTTAATATATTCCTCTTGAGATTTACTAAATTTAATGGTTACATATCTTGAACCTATATTCACTAACAACATCATTATTCCTGCAAAGAATTTACTATTATTTACACTTGAAAATGAAGTATTAACAACATTTTTTACTATTTCAAACATAATATAAATAATTCAGATATTATTTATAAATTAAACTTGTTAAAGATATTAAAATTAATAAGATAATGTGATATACCATAATTAAATTACTATTTAACCGACTACATTTGACGGAATAGGTCTTAATTCTTGTTCAACTGTCAATAGTTCGTTTCCACCAGTTAATTTAAATCCACAATTCTCTTCGCACGGATTACATTTTTCATTTTTTAAATTAAATTCTATATTAGGGAATACTGTCGATAAATCAGCTAAATCAACTAATTTTCCTGTTTTATCTATAAGTTTTCCTTCTTTATTACAATGTTCTTTTTTGAATGTAGCTATAGGAACATTCATATCTATTCCTTTATCTTCATCTACGACGGTTAACGTTGAGGGGTCTGATTTTTCCGAACTAGGATGAGTTAGATTATCAAGTCCTTCTTGTAAGTTATTATTTAGTAATAAAATAATACAGAATGCTATTATTCCAAATGTTATATTCTGTTCTAAAATAATAAATAATACAATTAATAAATTAAAGAGTTTTCCTAAAATTGAAGAGTGAGCTCCATAAAGATTTATCAATATTAAAATAAATAAAGAGAGATATGTAGAAAGATTTATTTTTTTTGCTTCTTTAATCGTTTTATTTAATAAATATAATGCAGGAGCCATATATAAATATTCTATATAATAATTTATATTATACATAAATTTTGAGTATGTTACAAAATAATAATATCTTAAATTTTTATAAGAATGTCATTTGCTTTTAATGCCGCGCCGTTTAATCAAGCTTCTACTACTGATTCAAATTATATACAACAAAAGCGAGAGGCTAAAAATAAAACAATTAAAAAACGGGAAACATCTAGCAGTGTAGACACGTTAATGCAAAAATTACATAACGCTGGCGATAGTGATAATATGACCGATTTCAATCCGATTTCTCCTCCTCATTCAGAATCTGTGTTGAAAACAACTGATAAACAAGACGAAGGTCCTATTCAACCAACACAAGATTTTTCAGCAGGACCAATTAAACAAACTTCTTCACCGAGTGTGTATGAAAATTTTGCTTCTAAAGGGTTAAACAGTGTTGCTGCTGATTATTACCAACAGTATGTTCCAACTTATTATAATAAAATGAGTGAAAATACAGGAGGCAATAAAGAATTACTTGAAAAACTAAATTATATGATACATTTACTAGAAGAACAACAAGACGAAAAAACAGGACATGTTACAGAGGAAATAATATTATATTCATTTTTAGGAGTTTTTTTAATATTTATCGTAGATTCATTTGCAAGAGCAGGAAAATATGTTAGATAAATTATTTATTAACACAGAGAGAAAATATCAATATATCAATATATATAGAAAAATTTATAATTATTAACAGTTCTAGCAACATAATTATATAGAAAAAATGCTGTAGGAGAATATAAAAAACTTTCATTCGTTATATTTTTAATAATTTCATTGTTATGTGATACATCTTCAATCAATACTGTTTTAGATTTAATTAGTTTTGAAATATTATAATATGCTAATGTAAATCCTCTATAAAATAATTTAGTTTTATCATTTTTTATAGTTGAAATAGATGCTATACATTCAATACTAGGTTTATTATTATATAATGTATATGTATTCTTGAAAATATAACATCCTAATATATTATTGTTTTGTTTCAATAAATATATAAATAAACATTTACTTTCAATGAGAGAAATTAGATTAGAAATATGAGGAGTTATTAAACCATCAAATTCTTTTTTATTTTTTTTAAAAAAATCTAAAAACTTATAAACCGACGATTTATTTACCTGTACGACCGATATAGACGAATCCTTAATTTTATATACATCTATTTTTTTGTATCCATATGTATAATAAAATACTAATGGAACAATACCATTAATCTCTCCTTCGCGTTTAAATAAACTTACCTTTATTTGTTTATTATTATGTCTCTGATTAAATTCATGCGTTTGTATAATCTCTGGCGCAATTCCTTTCTTTCTGTATAAATTATGGACACATAAATAATCTACATAGTATAATGGGAATGATAAATCATATAATGTAATGTATAATGGTTTTGTAGTCATTACTGATATAATATCTTTTAAATCAATTGTATTATTTTTTTTATAATCAAATAAAGTTGAATTAATAGAATAGAGAGAAATGAATGAAGGAAATGCGTGATTTTCAAAATTAGATTCAAATGATTGAATTGAAGGAAGATAATTAACTTTTTTAGTTCTTAAAAAATACTTCTTCAAAAAATTAATTATATATTGTTTATCAATTGAAGATAAATCCGTATATTTAAATGTCTGAATTTCTCTCATGTTATAGTATTTGTTAACTGTTGGAAGATCATTATTTATAACTTTATTTGTTGAAAACCAATATAAAATATTATAATAATGAAATACAGGTTGTATATTCCAAAAATGACACTTTATTTTTACATATGAAAACAATACAATGTATAAAATAAAAATAAAAATCATAAAATAAAAAATATAATTCATTAAAATGTGATTATATTATTTTTAATAATTTAAAACTAATATAAATAATATTTATTTATTAATAAATTTACAAAACTAATTTATACCGGCTTTTGTAATATATATAAGAACTGATTTTCATATTGACAACCTGCCATATCTATTTGCGCGGATTCAATAAATCCAACATTGCGAGCCTTTGTTAAAATGTTCTTTTGAGTATCCATGTATAATTGATGAGCATTTTGTCTAACATTTCCGCTTGTTGTGTCCTTGAATATTTCTTTAAAAATTACAACATCATTCGGAAATACATCCATATCACCGCTTCTATCTCCTGGAGAGTCAAATTGTGATTTGTATGTAAACTTATTGAATACAACATTACTAGTTGTAATTCTATCTTTAGAATAATATTGAGGAGAATAAATTAAAAACGGATTTGATGCAGGAATAATAGGATCAAATGAATTTTTATCAACTAAATGTAAAATAATAAACCCTCCTGGTTTTAACCAATTAATACAGTTAGCAAAAAAAGCAGATTTATCTTTAATGTAATAAATTGTAAAATATAAACAAGTAATGTGAGTAAATTCTCCAGGTTGAAATTCCATAGTATTCATAACATTTCCAACACGAACCTCAATGTCCGGATATTTTTCTTTTGATAATTTTATCATAGCTTCCGATTTATCAATGCCAACCGCATTAAATCCTCTATCTTTTAATGATTTTACATGATGTCCTGTTCCTGAACCAATATCTAAGAATTTGCTTGTTTCAGTTGGGGATGTTTTATTAACAATTTCTCCTAATTCAAACTCATTTTTTAAACCACTATAAACCAAATCATCGTATACCGACGCATAGAAATCATCAAAAACACCATCTCCCTTTTTTTCCGTAAATTTTTGTTCAAAAACAAACCCTTCTTTTACTGGTGTATAAACATTCACTAATATAACAGCTATTAAAAATATTCCTAATATTAATGACATTTTCGACCAAACTGTCCCTTTTAAAAAACTATTTTTAATAAGTTTCATTGATTTTGAAAACATTTCTATATATGTATTATTATTTTTTTTTTTGTATTAAATTATTTTATGAATGACATTGAAATAAATGATATAAGAAAGGCTACAGATTTTAAATCTATATCATTTTCAAATTATAAAACAAGCGCCGTTATAAAAGAACTTCTAAATAGCATGGTAAATTGTAAAATAGAATATGCGTGTAACTGGTGTGCTGAATTAATATGCGCAGGACATTATTCTGAACTATGGAATGCTATTTTGATATTTATGGGAAAACATATACATTTAGGAAACCCTAAATTACCAATTTATATTGAAAACCGTTTTAGTAAATTCAGAGATATTGTTTCAAATGGTTATTTAGACAATGAATTAAACATGAGAAATAATGAAAAAATTAGAAGGCTTTTTGCTGAAATAATGTGCGTGTTGTGTTTTTCAAAGAAGAAACATAGCATTGATTCTGTTAAAATAAAAAAAGAAGAGGAATTTGATATTATTAGTATGAAAAATAAAGTCAAAGCACCAAATATTACATTCGCACAGGCAAGTTTTTTAAAAGGAGACCCAAAAGAATTATTTATTGCAATAAATGAATTAGCATATAATATATCATCTGGTTCAAAAGATACATTAACCGCTTGTAAATGGATTGAATGGATAATTGAATTTGAAAGATTATGTAAAAAAAGAAAAGAAACATGTCATTGTGAGAGGAGAACATTTGCTTCTGTCCAAGAAAAATATCAAATGGATATAGTATGGCTTATATGGGATGTATTGCTGAATGAATGTAGCGCTAGAAAAAATAATGAATTATGTAAAAGAATCATTACATCAACTCTTAATATTTTTTGTATTAAATATACACCAGCTGTTAAAAAAAGAAGGAGGTTTCTTATGTATTTTGCTGTTGGATTATTGACAGAAGAGGTTAATTATAATATTGATATAATATCAAATAAAAAAGAGATTGATGCAATTGTATCAAAAATCAATGTTGTATATAAACAAATTAAACATAATGAAGAAAAACCTCATAATGAATACTTATTTAATGGGATGAATAAAAAAAGTAATTTAGAAAAAACTATAGAAAAATTAGATAAAATGAGGGATTTTAATAATATTATTCCTCAAATATAATTAGAATAAAACTTAGTTTATAATTCTATATATTATATAAATATGGAAAATATTGATAATGCTCCATCAGTAAGTATAAATAATTCATTTAATTCGGATAAATTCAACGATACGTTTTCTAATTTAAAAGATAAAACTTGGAATTTATCAGGAGGAACTATATTAAGATATCTAGCAATTATTTTGATATTGTCTGCATTAGGATTAAACTTATTCTCTTATTTAGGAATAGCAACTGAATTTATATCAAAAATTACATCTCCTATATTAAAATTATTTGGTGTAGCTGTAGCAGAAACAACAAAAACAGCAGTTAATGTAGGGGCAACAGGAGTTAAAGTTGGAGCGGATATTGTTTCGGGTGGCGCGGATGTTGTTGCTGGTGCGGTAACAGGCGGAGTTAATGTATTAGAAAATACTTTAACCAGAGGATTAACAAGAAACAATATTGATTCAAACTCTCTAATCTCTATTAATAAAGCATTAAGTGCGGCAGAAAAAAAAATAAATGATACCCCTATGCCTGATGAAACTGGAAGCCAAATACAAACGAGTAAAATATCGGGAAAAACCGGATTTTGTTTCATAGGCGAGGATAAAGGATTTAGAACGTGTGTAAATGTAACAGAGGACGATGAATGTATGTCGGGAGACATTTTTCCAAGCAGAGAAATATGCATGAATCCGAGTTTAAGACAATAAATATACAAATATACGGTTTAGGTAATCATATTATAAAATGTAATATTTTTTATATTATTATATTTTATATAATGTCTGGTAATTTAACAAACACATCTACGACTGTATCTAATTTAGGTGGCGGCATTCCAGGTTCCCAACCAAAATTACTTGGAGGAGGCGCAAATTCTACAGGTGGTACTGGAATGGTTGGAGGAGGAGAGAGAAGTTTATCCCGTGCTTATTTAAGAAGAGCGTTTGGTAATAGTTGGTTAACGTCTAGTATACAGTCTCCCAATTATTATGTAATAAACAAACAATCTAAAACTACTCCTTTTAGAGCTATAATGTCAGCAGGTGATATAAATGGAACTGTAAATCAATCCGGTTCTCGTAATTTACCAACCATCAATCAAGTTCGGGCTCCTAGAGTCCAAGGAACGCAAAATATTACAGGAGGACCTAGAAATGACGGAAATTCTTATTTCACTGGAAATCCCAAATATGTATACGACAGTTCTACTTATACAAAATATAAACAACTTAAGTCTGTAAATAAAACATATGATGATAAGAGTTTTGGAGGTTCTAATAACGGTTCATATTCGTTCCTTTTAGCAGTTAGAAGATAGATTTTAATAATTTAATATTTACTCTATATATAAATATGAATCCAATTGTAGGTGCAAATAATAGTCCAGGTGTAATTAATTCATTTCCTTTAAAACAACATACAAATAATGGATACATTTCAAATGTAAGAATGTCCATGCCGGCTCAATTTTACCCGTCCGCAAATACAAGTGTATTTTCAAGCGCAAGAAATGCGTATATGAATAATGTTGGAAGAGGTCCTTTATCAACCCCTACATCTATATCTGATTATAGTAAAAAAAAGAAATGGAATAATACTTCATCGTCTCAATTGACATATTTAAAAAAAGTAAACGCGATTGGTAAAAGTTCTATACAAAGTCCTGCTACTATAGAACAATTATCATTTAGAAGCCAAGATACTACATCAAGAAATGATGCGTTAAGAAGGTGTAGATCAAGTGGGTGCGTTGCTCCAAAAAAGAAAGGAGCCAACCGTTCTTTTCAAAGCGGAGGAGGCTCAACATTAACCGGTGTAGGAAATCGTCAAATATTTGCGCCTTAAATATTTAGAAATAAACAAAAATAACTATCATACTATTTTTATAATTATTTTATTTGAATAATATATAATGTCTTGTGGATGTGCAGCTCAAACTGGCGGTAGACGTTCTAGAAGTTCCAGAAGTTCCAGAAGAAGAAGAGGTGGATTTTTGGGGTACGGTGATAATCAACAACCCGGATTAAATAATAATTTCGGTCAGTCAATTGGAAATCGTTTGGGTCAAGCAAAGTCTGGTCTTGGAAACTTTTTCTCTAAAATTGGTCGTTCAAATCAAAACCCATTCCAACCCCAAATGTATTCTCCTCCTAATGTTAATTCAATGATGCAGAACCCTCAACAACGTAGTAGTTGGTTTGGAGGTAAATCACGTAAAGGTGGCAGAAAAGGAAGAGGAGGTAGAAAGGGAAGAGGCGGAAACCATACAAGAAAACACCGTAGACATTAAATAATATAAACAATCAGTCTATGATTTATTTTCAAATAATTTAATTAAAATGTAAAATCCAAAAATACCAAGAGAACTGAAATATAACTTACTTATTATTTCATCATTTAAATCATGTGTATCATTTTCATCTTCTATATTTGAAAATGCTTCACGACACCGTTCATTTGTTACAGGATTTTTCTTATCTAGAAACCAACAAGGGGATATATTTTTAATATCTACAGTAGTAACATGTTTCGTATCTCGGCTTTTAATATTATTAACATTTATTGTTTCCATCGTTATTGGCTGGCATTCTGGATTACTACCAGAAGCAAATGATTGTAATATTTGAAGAGGATTTATTTTTGAAACGTTACTCATTGTTCCAGGAACCAATCCTCTAAAAGTAGTAAAATTTATTCCCATTCCACTAGTAATAAATGGAATACTTCCATCGGGAACATTATTAATGTATATATATCGGTCTTCTTTGTTTCCTGAAGTTTTATCCTTGCATTTTGCGCCTGTCTGTAAAAAGAATTTATTGCCAAGTGGACCGCCTGTTATTGATGCTTTAGATTTTCCAGTAACAAGTAGTTCAGTATATCCGATTAAACCACTTATATTTTTACCTAATGTAGCCAAATTACCTTTATCACTCATTCCTAATTCGCCAGGACTTTTAATTTGATTTGTATAATTATATGACGGTCCTAATAATTTTTCTTCAGCTCCTTTTAAATCATCAGTGACACTTTTAAAAACATTATCCATTATATACTTTATATATAATAAATTATAAATTATAAAGTATAAATTAAGTCATTACTTCATCTATTTCTTCGGGAGATACTCCTTCTTCTGAACCGGTCATTGATGTAATAATATCTGTTGCTTCATTCATATTCTGTGTTTGAAGTTGATCTACTAATTGGCTAATATTTTTAACTTCTTTTTTTAATTCAGATATTTCAGATGAATTTTTCATTGCTAAAAATAAAGGGGCATTTTCACAACCAGAATTTTGCCCGCCTGCATTTTGCCCCGATTGATTTTCCATATTTTCTTTTAAATTAGATTTAGATTTATATTTATATTTAGATTTAGAATACCATACTATAAAAAATATAACAAGAGAGAAAATAATAAAAATTTTGTGGTTGATATTCATTAATATATATAAAGCATTTATTTTCTTTTAGAAAAATATATAAAATATGTCTTCAAATAAATGTACTTATATATGGCAATTATAAAACTACAAATAGAAAAATATTTCTTGCATTGAAACAACGCCAAGTGATGCTCGTATATTAACCAACTGGCAATGGGATTCAAATCAGTTTTCTAGTTCACTTGATGGATGGTTAATAGCCAAAACAAAAAATTTAGCAAAATTATCAATAATAAGTTATTATTAATAATTTTATTTTCATATATATAAATTATAATAATTTTATTTTCATATATATAAATTATAATAATCAATGAAATAATCATTTAACATTTTAGTTAAATATGTTATGTTTTATTATTTCATTATTTTATTATAATTATGTCTAACTCAATAAATGGTTCTATTAATAAAAAAGACGATATAGATAACAAAAATGTTGAAAACACAGATAATATTAAATTTAAACCTTTACATTTTGAAGGAATAAAACACAAACACCAAGGGATTATTGAACATAATAATAACTACCGCCGTCGTGATAATAATAACCACAATCATCCAATTTCTCGTTTCAATCAAAAAGATAACATTTGCATTGAATGTTGCTTAAATTTAATTAATAATACAGCATTTCAATTCGCGTATGATGCAAATAATCCAAAAAATAGAAATTTATTATTATGTGGTAATTTGAACCTTGATGGAAATTTAAATGTAAACGACGATTTAATAGTAAGCAATGTATTAAAAGTAGACAGTAATAATAAAAATGTCGGAATTCTTGTCGATGAACCAAATTACCCGCTCGAGGTCGACGGTAACGTAAATTTATTACAAGGAAATTCTTATTTGATAAACAGTGAAAAGGTCATAGACTATCAATCGTTAGGTGATAAAATTAAAATAAGTTATTTGACAACCGTAGGAGATTTGGATTATTTGAATGTCGATGGAGATTTAACAGTAAAAGAGATATTGACAGTTAGTACAGAAACAAATTCAATTGGAATATTAAATCAAGCACCCTTACATGCGTTAGATGTTAATGGGGATGTAAATATAAAAGAAGATAGTTGTTATTTAATTAACGGCTATAAAGTATTGGGAAAAGATTCGTTAGGTTCAGGTGTCACTAACAGTTATTTAAAAAATGTTGGTACTTTAGAAAATTTACATGTTAGTGGTCATATTACAGCAAGTCAATATAATATTAATAATAAAACTATATTATCATCAAATTCATTGGGCTCAGCAATTAAATACAGTTCTTTAACTAGTGTCGGTAAATTGAATAATTTGGATGTATCAGGAACATTAAACGTGGATAATCGCATTTCAACTGAAACACAATATGAGATTAAAGGAATTAATGTTTTGAATGATAACGCCTTAGGGAGTTCGATTAAAAACAGTTCATTAACTAAAGTAGGAATATTAAACGATTTAGATGTTAATGGTTTTATAAATTCAAAAACAGGATATAATATAAATGGAATAAATGTTTTAACACAAAACTCTTTGGGTGATAATGTATTATACAGCTCATTAACGAGTGTAGGAAAATTATACAATTTAGATGTGTCTGGTAGTATATCTACAAATTCAAATATTATGATTGATGGAAAAATAGCATTGAATAAAAATTCATTGGGTGAAGATATAAAGAGAAGTTACTTAACAGAGCTTGGTAATTTAAAAAAATTAACCGTACATGGTCTAATTAGAAGTAATATAGGATTTAATTTAAATGGTGATAATATTATTATAAATGATACTCTCGGAGAAACAATTAAATATAGTTCTCTTAAAACAGTTGGAATTTTATCAAATTTGAATGTTGATAACGATATTAACGCGCATGAAGTAACTACAAAAAAATTAAATATAGAAGAAGACATCAATGTTAAAAATATATACATTAAATTTATAGAAACAAGTGATGAATATTATACAATATCAGATAATTATAATATTAAATTTATGAATAATACAAAAATTGTTTTTTTACCCCAAAATTTAAAAGATGGTTCAGTTATACATTTAAATAATTGCTCTGATAATAATATTTCCATTAGTTCTAAAGATAAAATTTTTCATTATATTTTAACACCACCAGAAGGGTTGAATAATTTAATCTTAAATCAAACCGCTATGCTTAAATTTATTTATACAAATTCTCAAACTAGTCAACTTTCAAAATGGAATATAGTGGGATAATTTTTTACATCTTTTATTTAATATTGGCACCTAATTATGCAATATTAAATGTTAATATGTTATTGTATTATTTTCAAATGTGTTATTTACAGACCCATTAATCGTTCTATATAAACCAATCGTATTTTTCAAAGAAGAACTTAATATACCATTTGTTAGACCATTAACAGTATTATTTTTAATATTACCGTTTATACTATTGTCTATATCTATGCCGACAGCAACTCCAGGTTCTGGAATAATGCTTCCGTTTGGGAAGGTCGAACCCAAACTACTACATGCATTGTTATTTATATTGAATGTATTTGCTTTTTGTACTTGAATAAAAACATTACATTTATTTTCTACATTATTTTGTATAGTGACATTAGAAGCATCGTTGTACGGAGAAATATATTGTATTGCTATTCCTCTAACACAGTTTTCTATGTAATTATTGCGAATAGTTATATTAGTTACGCCTCGTTTTCCTGTTATACCGTGAAAACAATTAATTATTCTATTATTTTCAATTAGTATAGAATTATTAGCTTTTGATGTGTATATTCCACAATCTCTATTTCCTACAAATTTACAATTGCGTACAATCAGATTTTGCATGCCATCAATAAACAATCCTCCGTCCCCACCCGAATCTATCCAATGTAATTCTTCATCGGTTTTGCCTGCATTGTTAACCGCATAACATTGAATTCCATCAATAATACAATTATTTGTACCAACGGTTGAATATACAACTAAAGCGTCACATGTATTTGATATACCTTTATTTTTTGAAGGATAATTGCTACTAAAAGGTACAACCTGAGATGTTTTTTGATTATATTGGTAAAAAATACCACCATACCATTCAATATTTAAATTAGAAGGAACATTCCAAAAACGTATCATATCATTATCTAGATTATCCGCAATAAATACAGCTTCATAATGGCATATTACACGAATATTTACTTTAAGACTACCGATAAAAACACCACCCGCATCATCGCCATTGTATCCAATTAAATATTTTCCTTTTGGAACATATATGACACCTCCTTTAGAAAAAATAACATTTAATTTATCGGTAACATCAGAAAGACCATTCTTTTCATTATAATTAAAATTATTAAAATAATCAATGTAATTAGACGAATCTACTGTATTACTAGACAAATCTACTGTATTATGTCACAAGGAAGGGGGATACATATAGGGAGATATAGTTGTTATTCTTCTATTATTTGTAAATGTAGAACTTGTATTTGTATGAAAACATTTTGTAAAATTTCCATTGCGATGATGATGCTCGCATTTACCAATTTTATCTTTTATTAATTGAGGGGTCGTTCCATTCAAATAATATGAACCTGCTTTAGCAGCCGAATTTCCAAATGCTCTTCTTAAACTTGCTCCACTCTTATTAACTGTATATAATTTTAATTTATCTAAACGAGTACTACTGGATACAGCGCCTTGCACTTTAAATTCTCTATTATTAGGTTTAAATATTGTGATTTGTTGATTACCTCCACAAGCGGTTTGAGGACATTCGCCAGTTGAAAATACTTGAGGTCCTAAAGGGGAATTATTCGGATATAACCATTTACCTTCAGAATTATAATATTCTACTCCTGGGTAAGGTAAATTAGTTAATTTCTGGTCGTATAGTTTATTTCTACTTCTTAAATACGCTCTACTATCAGTATAATATTTTTTGCTTAATAGAGTTGTTCCTCGTTTTATTACATTCTTTTCAGGATTACAGCAAATCTTTTTTCCAATCGGTCCATTCCATCCATCTGCTACATTTTGAGCTGTAACAGTATACGAACAATTAGATGTTTCACAAAATTTATTATTTTTTTCAATATTTATATAAGATACTACTTTTGTAGTAATTCCATTTTCATCACAACACTCCCTCTTTTCATTTACGTTGGCATTCAAATAAACTGTCCCTCCGGGTTGAAATGTTTCAGTAATATTTTTAGATTTACTTCCTCCTCGTATAGGGTCAGTTTGTAGTTGTTTCCTCCAGTGTTTAATCGGTCTTGGTAAAAAAGCATTCCCATCAACTGAATTAGAAAACTGATTTGAATCCCAATTACCATTTGTCAACGGGCGAGCATCACTTGGTGCTGTTTCAATTCGTGAAATCCCTTTATCTGTTTTGTAGTTTTGTAATTGCCACATATAAGTATATTTATTTGAAGACATCTTTTATATATATTTATAAAAGAAAATAATTAATTTATATATGTAGGTTGGAATATTAATATAATCGGACTATTAGTTGTGCTTTTTCGGTAACTATATATAATTCCATAAATTGAAACATTTGATGCTAGTGCAGCATTAATAAAAGTCATACCAATATCCCGAAAGGAAGTATTAAAGTTGTTGTATAAATAAACTTTTACATTTGCTCCTCTCCGCCTTTTATAACCTAAAGAAGGCAACCTGGTTATACTTGTTATATCGATTGTGTCGTTGTTATGTCAATAATTAACATTGATATATCATTGGCAGGCGCACAATAAATTTTCCATTTGGAATTATATGTTATCAAAATTAGAAGAATATAGAAATCGTCGACGAGTTATCAGAAAATTTATTTATTATAATAAATTTAAATAATATAATAAATTAATCAACGAAACGCTTTGTAAATAATAAAATATTTATATAATTTATATTATGTCTATTAAAAATCCTAGTGTTTATAGTACTCCAAATACAATTGTTCAGCGAAACAATTTAGGATCAACATGGTTAACCGGTATCATTATGAAAGGAGTAAAATTTGTAACAAATAATATGGATTCTCGTTTAACTAAACAAGGATTTTTATATTTTTATTCGGGGGATACAAATAAATGCGCTGGAATAAATAATATATCGGAATTTGATAATGATATACATCTTTCGATTGATATTGGTCAAAAAGGCAATGATGGTAAATTTAGTATAAGAAATTTAAATAATAATGTCTGTCCTCATGAAGCTAAAACATTATTCACCGTAATGCATGGAAATGTCGGAATAAATACAGAATTTCCTAGTTGTCAATTTGATGTTAAAGGAACTGGAAATTTTTCTGAGGGGCTTAATATTTGTGGTGATTTAAATGTATTTGGAAAAATTATTTATTCACCAACCGCAATTACTTATGATAAACATGACCTTGTAAATGTCGAACTGTTAGATAATCGAATTCATGATTTGTTTAAAGAGGGGGGTTTAGTCGGACCAAAGGGTGATATCGGTGAACGAGGACCTAAAGGCGAAAAAGGTGATACTGGTGAAAAAGGCGAAAAAGGAGACACTGGTAGAGGCATACCTGGATCACAAGGGTTCGTTGGTATTCAAGGCGAACAAGGTGCTCAAGGCGAACAAGGTGCTCAAGGAGATAAAGGCGAAAATGGTGATCCTGGACCACAAGGAATACAAGGAATTTCTGGTGAAAAAGGGGAACCAGGTCCACGTGGGTTAAAGGGCGAACAAGGCATCCAAGGAATTCCAGGTTCAATAGGAGAAGAGGGCGTCATGGGTCCACAAGGATTAAGAGGAGAAAAGGGTGAAAAGGGCGAAAAGGGTAATATTGGTCTAACAGGAATGATCGAGGGTATATATGGTATAGCAACACTTAAAAATGTCAAATATGAGATTGATAGAATGCTAGAATTAGATTATTCGGTTTTTTTTGTAAATAAACCAAATATTATTTTAACGATGCCCGAAAGGAATGATGCTTGGAAAAATCGTATGATATATATTAAAAATATGAGTTTAGGTGTTTTACTCTTAAATTTAACTATTAACGAATTAACTATTGATAATCTAAATATTAATAAATTTGTAAATCCAAAAACAACAATTTGTTTATTAGCAGCGGATGATTATGCCTTCTCTGGATCGTGGTATATAATAAGCGAAAATAATTATTAATTTTTTATTTTCATAACTATAATAAACATTTTATGATAAACAAAACAAAAAAAATAATTCATTATTATATAAATAATGAATCAAGGATTGTTTAATAGAAATTGTCAAGATAATTGTCAAGATAATGATTCTGAATCGGTCGACAATTTATCTTGTAATATAAGTGTGTTAAATCCAAATAATAATATTCCATCAAGTAGTCATTCGATGCAATCAGCTTTAAATTTAACAGACAAAGAAATATACCAAGAAACAACCGGTCAGAGTGTTGTTATCTCAACCCTTTATAATTATGAAAATTTTGAAGATAATGAACTTATTTATCATGAGAAAAATATGAGTGAAATTAATATAACATACGACGACCTTATAAGATCAATATTTAGTGAAGCGGGTAATGGTTTTAATCCTACTATTGTTAATTACATTTGGACAGGGATTGTTAATTTTTCGTTATCGGCATTTATTTTAGAAAAGTATGAACAAAAAACTGGAATTACTAGAGATAAAATTTCTCCACTTTCTAAAATCCAATTGTATAAAGAATGTAACATACCAAAAATGAATTCAATTGTAAAAAAAACATTTTCTTTAAATTTAAATGAATTTAACGTTTCGTGTAATTCTGTTGTACCGCGCGACGATGGTTCTATAAGTGGTTCTATAAGTGGATTAATAGTTTTAAATTTATATTTTAGTTCATTAGACATATATATAAGATTTAATCTAAGATTACTAATATCTGGAATGCCAGAAGATTTAATCGGTAAACCTAAAATAGATGATAGCGTCATATTCAATTTTAACGAATTGATTATTAACAGATAAATTACATTATAAAAAATTTACATAAAATAAATAATTTAAATTATATTTACATATTTTAAATTATGACAAAATCAATGACAACATTGTCTTTAACAGGAAGAAATTCGTTTAATAAAACATCTTTATCTGGTAATTTATATGAACAAAAACAATATGTTACTGCTGATGTAACCGATTTTATTAATACTGTAAATAATTTATACATTACGCCTCATTCGACCCAAAATTGGGAACTTTTGAGAGAAAACATGACCTTTATAGAATTTGTCGAATATAGATTAAAAACATTGCTCACTTTATACAGTGATAATCAAACACTACAAAACTTAAAACTATTTTTAAATATTTTGAATGACTTATATAATAAACACATTGAAATTATTAATTTAGAACAACAAATTACAAGTGAAAATGAAATGAATAGAAATACGACAATTATGAATTTAAAATATAAATTACCATTCATTCGTTTAAAACCAGAGTATGAATTATATAATTTAATTTTTGATACACAAACCGATACTAATGGAAATGTAGATTATAATGAAAATATAATTAATGATATATCTATACAATTAACAAAGGAACAATATAATTTTAAAAATATTAAGCAAACTATTTTGAATAAATACGGGTCAACGATTTTATTGTAAATCATTATATTTTCACATTATTTTTTTTAAGAATAATTTTATAATATTTATAATATATATATATAAATGGCTACTACTTCTACCATCTCTCCTTATTATATTACAATCGCTTCTCTACAAAGAGAAATTGGAAGTGTTTCATTAAAAAGTGCTACTCTCATAAATGAAGTATCGACAGACCCCCTCACTACATTATACGCAGACTTTAAAAACATTTTTTATTTAAATGATGCATTCAATATTCCTTCATCGTTAAGAAATAATCTTACTATATTTGAAAAAGTAAAATTTGATACACTCGTTTTACCATCAGGAAAAAAATTATACTTATTAGAAGAAATATACCAAAATATTGAAAGTTCTCTTGGGATTTCGCGTTCGGCTTTATCAGATACAACTATATTTAGCTTAAATCAAACTGTCGGTAATATTGTTTCATTAGTTGATATAGTAAGTACACCTGCTAATATAACAAATAGTTTAAGTTGGACAAGCATTTACAACATTATTAAAAATTATTATCTAGATCAGGCATTATCGTTAGGAATGCCAGCTCCTACCGAAGGAGACGCATATTTATCTATTTCTGTTATATTCATTTCATCCTCAAACGCATTAATAAAACCTGTTAATGTTAAATTTACATATAAAGTTAATATCCCATTTAATATATAAAAAAATATTTAATATATAAAAAAATATTTAATGTATAAGAAAATATTTATTATATGTTTTATTATAAAATAAATAATAAATAATATTAAATAATGGAAGATAAAGATTTGAATATAGACAGTTATAATTTTGACGAATTATTAAATTTATTTGAATTAGACAATGAATTGAATAATGATGTAATCGAAAATATTAAAAAAATGTCCGATATATTAGATATTATAAAATCTAAAAAAAAGGATTTTTATAATTTTTATTATCAAGCATTTAAATTAATCTCTACTATATACGATTTTTTAAATGATGGTACAATAAATGAAATGTCTCAAATAAATGAATATATTAACTATATAAAAAAAATTAAGTTTTTTGAAAAAAAAACAACAATTGAAATAAAATACATTATTAATAAACAATATAAAAATGAATATAATAATTATCAACGCATTGTAGAAAGCGAATCGTCTATATATGATTCGTATGAAGATGGTTCAATAACAAATATTAAACGTCCAAATATTATTAATCAATTAAAAACAAACGAAGTTGATAACGTTGTAATAAATTCTATTTCCCCAGGAAATCTTAATATTATTCAACGATTAACAAATTTTTTAAATTTAAATTTAGATAGTTGCTTTAGAATAAATTATTATAATACAAAGTCTAGTGATTTCCAATACACAATTCCAAGTGAAATTAAAAACGTTGTTTCGATGCGTTTAGCTTCAATTGAAATTCCAAACTCATGGTATTTATTTTCTAGTAAAAAAAAAAATAATTTTTTTATAATTGATATTAAATCATATTCAACAAACGCTATATTACAAACAAGTGTAATCACAATCCCAGATGGAAATTATGACAACATAATACTTGAAAATTATTTAAATACTAATTATTTTTATCAAGCAATTGTTCCAGACCCTTATTTGAAATATATTAAATGTTCAATTGACCCATATAATTTTAAATTTAAATTTGAATCAATTATTAATAGTTCATTATTAGTAAGTGATTTTTTTTACATCGATATAACATTTTATGATATACATTTACCGCCTAATAATTCAAGTAATGACTGTAAAACATATAAACATAAACAATATATTAATTCAAGTAATTATACACATAACTTAGCAACATTGAACACAAATTGTGTTACTACAAGCAACATTTTTAAATGTATGATGACAAATACTATGGGATGGGTTTTAGGATTTAGACAAGATAAATATGAAAATTTATTAATAAACAATATTTCAGGTTCTTTATTATTGTCAGAAAGTTTATTTGATGGTGGCGGAGACCGTTATATATATTTAAGCGTTGACGATTATCAAAATAGCAAAAATATATTAAATATAGGATGTTTAGATAATTTTATCATCGAGAAAAATATAATTGCAAAAATACCAATGGTTAACGGTAAATTAAGTTTGGTTATTAATGATAATGAAGCGCCTTTAACAAAAATAAGAAAATATAATGGACCAGTAAATATAAAAACTCTAAATATAAAATTAATAGATAAATTTGGATATATAATTGATTTGAACGGTTTAGATTATAGTTTTACGTTAGAACTGGAAATATTATATGAGGGGTTTAATTTTAGTAATATAAATAAATAAATATTTAGAATGAAATATATTAAATAAATATTTAGAATGAAATATATTAAATATTTATTTAGAATGAAATATATTATATAAATATATTAATAAAAAATAAAATATTTATATAATATATAATGTCTACTCCTCAATTTAGTACTTTGTACTTAAATGCTCTTACGAGTTCTTCGTCTGTCGTCACAGTCAAAAACGGATGCGCTTTACGTGTAGAAGAAACCCCTGGCGTATACTCCAATGTTGTTACAGCGTCTATATTAGCAGACCAGAATTCAAAAAATATGGCGTATACCAATACTGCTTTAGTACGTGCTAAAGAATATACTGATTCTAGTATTGCTGCTTTAACTGACGGTGCTGAAACTGCGTTAGATACACTTAATGAATTAGCTCAACAGATTAGAAGTGACGAACTAGGCGTTTCTAGTTTAACTTTAACTGTTGCTGGATTAAACAGTTCTTTAAATACTGAAGTAATCAATCGCGTTGCTGCTTTATCTGCTGAGGAAAGCGCACGCATTGCTGCTTTATCTGCTGAACATAGTGATCGCGTTGCCGCAATTAATACCGAAATATCAGATCGCGCTACAGCTATTTCAAATGAGAGAGCTGACCGCATTTATTCTACGAATTTAGAAATATATTCTCGTACAAATGCGGATAATGCCGAACGCGATGCTCGTGTATTATCTGATAAACAGTTATATACAACAATTTTCAATGTATGTAACGTACCTTTATCTGTCGGAGTTTATACTGATGCGAAACCTCCTTCCCCTATTCCTTCGTCTCAATTAGCTTCACTCGGACAGGATGGATGGTATTTCAAGAATGCGGTTG